GTGCCGGTGCTGGTCGGGGAACCGGACGACCTGTCCGTCCCGGAGCAGTCCGCCCCGTTGCCCGCGTACCGGCTGACCTGGACCGAGAACATCCGACAACCAACGGAGGAACCATGACCGCACCCGTGTACGCCGGGCCCATCTACCTGGGCCCCGGTGAATTGTCGATCGGTGAGGTCGGCACGGCAATTGACGTGTCCTGCATGGTCAACGGCGCGAGGATTTCCGCCGAAAAGGACGAGGGCGACGACATCAACGCCCTGTGCGGGTCGGTGTTCCCCGGGTCGGTGACCTACACCGCCGGCCTGTCCGGGAACATCAACGTGGACGCCGACAACGCCGCCGGCCTGTTCGCGTTGTCCTGGGCGGAACCCGGGTCGCAGCAACCGTTCACGTTCACCCCGTCCACCGACGCCGGGACGTCCGCGGCCGGGACCCTGATCATCGACCCGTTGGATTTCGGGGCCGACGAATACGGGGCACCGCTCTCCAGTGATTTCGATTTCAAGCTTTCCGGGGACGTCACGTACACGTTCCCGACCGGCGGGACCGCGGTGTTCGCCACCGGCCGCCGGGTCCGCCGGCCCCGTATCCCACCGCCCAGCACCGCCCCCGCCCCGGCCGCGGAGCAGGCACCGGCGGCGGCGTCGTGACGGTGACGGTCCGCGGGGCGGACACCCTGGCCCGCACCCTGTCCACGTTCGCCGGCGACCTGGGGCATCTGACCGCCGCGCACACCGCCGCCGGGAACGCGGTCATTGGCAAGGCCCGGCCGCGGACCCGCCGCCGGACCGGCGCGTTGGCCGCGTCCTGGCGGGCGCTGGTCACCGTGGACGGGTCCCGGATCGGTTCCCACCTGCCGTACGCCGCGGTCCAGGAGTACGGGTCACCGGCCCGGCACATCACCCCGTCCCGGGCGTTGACCACCGGGCTGGCCGACGCCACCGACGACGTCGAGCGGATCTATTTCCGCGCGGTGGACACCGCCATCGGGAAGGTGCGGGGCGCGTGATCGACGAACTGGACGCCGCCGGCCCCGATATGGCGATGGACCTGCCCGCCGGGCCGGACCTGCCCGCCGGGCCGTTCGACGCGCCGATGGCCCCGACGACCGGGATACCGCTGCCCCGGATGCGGGTGTACCCGGGCACCGGTGACCCCTGGGAGGTCCAGGCGTACGGGTCGGACATCATCACGTTCGAGGAGACCGCCGCCCGGCACCGGTGGGACCGGATGGGCCCGGAGCACTCCCCGATGCGGTGGACCTATTTCGTGGCGTGGGCGGCGTCCCGCCGGGCCGGTCTCATCCCCGCGGATCTGACCTGGGACACGTTCAAGACCACCACCCGGTGGGTGGAGGACCTGTCCACCGAACAGGCCCGCCCTACCCCGCCGGGACCCGGTCCCGGCTGATCGTGGAGATAGCGGTGGCCACCTCCACCGCCCCCGCCCAGTGGCGCGGGGAGGACGACTGGACGTTGGCCACCGTGATCGACGTGCTGACCGAGCAGGCCGCCGCCGTGCGGGCCGCGCAACGACGTTAAAGGGGCACCGGTGGCCAACAGTGTGGACCTGATGGTGCGGATAGCGGTGGACGCCGCGTCCGCCGCCCGGGACACCGAACAGGCCGCCACCCGGTTCGGGAAATTCGGGTCCGCGATGACCTCCCTGGCGGCCCCGGCCGCCGCGACCGGCGCGGCGGTGGTCGCGTTCGGGAAATTCGCCGTGGACGCCGCCAGCGCCACCCAACAGGCCATGGGCGCGACCGCGACGGTGTTCGGGGACAACGCCGGCACCGTCACCGCGTGGTCCAAGGACGCCGCGCAGTCCGCCGGCCTCGCCCAGTCCGCGTACCTGGGGATGGCCAACACCGTCGGCGCGCAACTACAGAACATGGGCGTGTCCGCGGACGACGCCACCGCGCAGACCGGGGACCTGATCACCATGGGCGCGGACCTCGCCGCGACGTTCGGCGGGTCCACCGCCGACGCCGTCGGCGCGTTGTCCTCCGCGCTGAAAGGTGAGGCCGACCCCGCCGAGAAGTACGGGCTGAACCTGTCCGCGGCCGCGGTGGCCGCGCAGATGGCCGCCGACGGCACCGACAAACTCACCGGGGAGGCGAAGACCGCCGCCAAAGCCCAGACCATCATGGCGATGGCCACCAAGCAATCCGGGTCCGCGGTCGGCGCGTTCGCCCGGGAGGCCGACACCGCCGAGGGCGCGTCCGCCCGGGCGTCCGCCACCTGGGAGAACACCCAGGCCACCCTGGGCCAGATGCTGCTCCCCGCGGTGACCGCGGTGTCCACCGCGCTGGGCGTGATGGCCAAGTGGATGCAGGACAACGCCACCGTCGTCCAAGTCGTCGTCGGGGTCATCGGCGGCCTGGCCGCGGCCATCCTCGCCGTCAACGCCGCGATGAAGGTCGCCGCCGCCGCCCAAGTCGCGTGGACCGCGATACAGAACGCCGGGAAGGTCGCCACCGCGGTCATGACCGCCGCCCAGTGGGCGCTGAACGCCGCGATGAGCGCCAACCCCGTGATGCTGGTGGTGATCGCCATTGCCGCCCTGGTGGCCGGCCTGGTGATCCTGTGGACCAAGTCAGCGGCGTTCCGGAATTTCGTCCTCGGGATGTGGAAGAAGATCCAGGCCGTCGCCGTCGCGACCTGGCAGAAGATCCAGGCCATCGCCGGGTCGGTGATCGCCGCGGTGTCCGGGGCGGTGTCCCGGATGGGCGCGGCCATCGCGAACGTGTGGAACCGGATCCGGGCCGCCGCGTACGCGGTGTGGTCCGGGATCCGGAACCTGGTGGCCACCGTCGCGGCCGCCGTCGGGTCCCTGATCTACGGGGCCGGGCAGGTCATCGCGAACGTGTGGAACCGGGTCCAGTCCGCCGCGTACTCCGCGTGGTCCGGAATCCGCGGCGTGGTGGACACCGTCGTCCACGCCATCGTCGGCCTGGTCAACGGCATCGTCGGCGCGGTCACCGGGGCGTGGTCGTCCATCACCTCCGCCGCGACGTCCGCGTGGAACGCGATCCGGGACTCCGCGTCCGGGGTGTTCTCCGCTATCTCCGGGTTCGTGTCCGCGATGTTCTCCGCGATTTCGTCCATTTTCAATCAGATTCTGTCGATCGGGACGTCCATCTGGTCCTCCATCCGCAACGCCGCGTCCTCCGCGTTGTCCGGGATCTCCGGAATCATCGACAACATCAAGGGCGCGATCGACTCGATGTTGGGCGGCATCAAAACCGCGTTGTCCTGGGTCGGGGACCTGTGGAACAAGATCACCGGCGCGGCCTCCGCGGCCGGTGGGGTGGTCCCCGGCGGGGTGTCCGCCCCGGCCCCGTCGGGGTTCACCGCCGCCCCCACCCTGGGCCCCGGGCTGACCGCCCGCACCGGCACCACCGCCGCGGCGGCCGCGCCCGTGTCCATCGTCATCCAGGGCGCGCTGGACCCCGACGCGGTGGCCCGCCAGGTCCAGGGCATCCTTCGGCGGCGGGCCCGCCGGGTGTCCGGGGTGACCCTGTGACCGGCCCGCTGTCCGGGCCGCTGACCTGCTATGTGGAGGTGGACGGGGTCCGCGTCGCGGACGGGTCACCCGGGGACCCCGCGGCCGCGCCGATGGTGCTGGACGGCCTGGCGATCCAGTGGGGCCGGACCACCACCCTGGACCAACCCGACCCGGCGTCCTGCTCCCTGGACGTCATCGACTACACCGGCGGTCAGACGTTCCTGTCCCTGCTGGCCGTCGGCACCCCGATAGAGGTCCGCACCCACACCACCGTGTACCCGGACCCCACCGTCCCCACCATCACCGACCCGTCATTCGAGGCGGGCGGCCCCGGGTGGACCGCCAGCAACGCCGCGGTGACCGTGGTCGGCGCGGCCGGGGCCAAGTACGCGCAGGTCACCCCGACGAACCCCGCCCGGACGGTGCGGGTGATCTTCCCGCCCGCCCCGTTCGTGCCGGAGGGCACCAACCCGACCGCGTGGGACGCGGTGCCGATCACCCTGCCCGGGCAGTCCTGGCGGTTCGGGTGCACCGTCCGGTTACCGGTGGCGTTGGCGGCGGCGGCGGCCGCGGTGGTGCACCCGGTGACGTTCACCGGCCCCTGGGCGTCCACCGCGCAGGTCCGGGACCCCGGCGTCGTGGTCCCCGCCGGCGGGGCCGGGGCGTGGACCCCGGTGTCCGCCCTGGTCGAACCGCCGGCCGCGGTGTGGATCGGCGTCGCCGTGGACCTGTACCCGACCGGGCCCACCTGGGACGCCGTCCCGCCCACCCTGACCTGGGACGCGGTCCCGGCGGCCGCGACCTGGGCGTCGCTGGCCCAGCTGGGCGTGGACGACCTGGTGGTGTTGGCCCCCGCGGCCGGGGCGGACCGGTTGGCGGTGGTGTTCGGCGGCCGGATCACCGACCTGGAGGCCGCGTACGACCTGGACGCGGACGCCACCCTGGTCCAGGTCACCGCGCAGGACCACACCGCGGAACTGGCCAACCGGGACGTCGGGGACGAACCCTGGCCCACCGAGACACTCGGGGCCCGGGCGGCCCGCATCGTGGCGCTGGCCGGGCAGGACACCGACCTCACGGTGGACCCCGGCCCGGCGGCGGTGACCGTGTCGCTGACCGACGTGGACCGCAAGACCGCGATGGACCTGCTGGACGAACTGGCCACCACCGTGGACGGTGTGCTGTGGTCCGCGGTGCACCTCGCGACCGGTCAATACCTGCACCTGGAGGACACCACCACCCGGCCCGCCCTGATGGTGTTGGCGTTCAACCCGGGCACCGGCCTGGTGGAAATCGTGACCGCCGCCGCGGTGCCCGGGGCGTTGACGCTGTCCGCGTGCGACGTGCTGTTGGACCCGGTCCGCTGGGTCCAAGACGTCGCCGACGTGTCCTCCCGGGTCGCGGTGCGGTGGCTGGAGCAGACCACCGACGGCACTAAACCGGTCACCGCCGAACACACCTACACCCAGGACGACCCCGCCCTGATCGACGCCCTGGGCGTCCGCCGGATCGGGGTGTCCACCGTGCTGACCACCCAACCCGACGCCGCCGCCCTGGCCGGCCGGGTGCTGGCCCGCACCGGGGACCACGGCTGGCGGATCGGCGGGCTGACCTGGTCCACCGGGCTGGACGCGTTGGCCCCGGCGGACGTGGACCGGGCGTTCACCCTGCTGGACGGCACCACCCGCCTCGGGGTGCCCATCACGTTGACGGACCTCCCGGACTGGTCACCGTCCGGGGAGTCCCAGGTCGCGCTGTTCCTGGAGGGCGGCACGTACCGGTTCACCGGCGGTCACTGGTCCCTGGAGCTGACCGTGTCCCGGGCCGTCGCGCAGGGCGCGTCCACCCTGACCTGGGACGACCTGGACCCGGCGTGGACCTGGGCGCAGATGGACCCCACGATGACCTGGGACGACCTCACCGGCGTCGGAGCATAGGAGAAAACAATGGGCACAACCGCCGACGGACTGCCGTACCCGGTGGGCACCGACCCCGTCACCAACGGGGACGACGCGATAAAGGCGCTGGCGGACGCCATTCAACTCCGCGGGTTCGGGAAATACGCCCAGTACGGGCGGATTAACCTCGCGGTGTCCGGCGGTAACGTCCGGTTGGATTTCCCGAAACGGTTCGCCGCTATCCCGGTGGTGTTTCTCTGCGGGGCCGCGACCACCGCCGGCCCGTGGACCCCGGTCATTAGTGTCAATAACACCACCGGTGAGGGATTGTCCGCGACGTCGGCCACCTTGTACGTGTTGGCGTTGCGGTCCGCGCAACCGGTCGGGTCTTTCACCGGGACGTTGCCGACGTGGTATGTGGCCATCGGGGCCGGCCCCCTGGTCTAGGAAAGGACAAACGGAATGGCGGAACGGAATCCGTTCGACGGGTGGAATAAGGACCTACCGGCCCGGGTCGAATGCCGCGGGGAATTCCCGGCCCATTACGAGGGCCCGGAAGGTCACCTGCTGTTGACCGCCGCGCAGGCGAAACGCCGTGCACGGCAACGGTTAGAGGAGTGGAGGCGGGACCATGGCATCCGGGACGAGTTATAACGGGTGGCCCGCGTCGGACGACCGCAACGCTATCAACGTGGAACCGTTCGGGGACGCCGTCGGGTTCCCGTTCCCCGGCGGGGTCCGCGCCGACGACGTCACCACCGTCCTGGGCTATGTGGCCACCCAATTACATAACCGGGTCGAACCGTGCGTGTCCGGGTGGTGTTGGGGCTATACGTACAAACAGAACGTGAATAACCCGTCCCAATTGTCCTGCCACGCATCCGGGACCGCGATCGACTGGTGTGCACCTTTGCACCCGAACGGTTCGTCGGGGACGTTCACCGACGCCCAAGTGGGCACCATTTACGCCATTCTGGACGAGGTGTCCGGCGCGGTGAACTGGCTAGAGGGTTACGACGAAATGCATTTCGAGATATGCGTGGACGCCGCCGCCCTGGCGGATATCGCCGCGCAACTGCCCGCCGGTGGCGGCGGAGAAACGGACTGGTTTGCCATGGCAACGAAAGAGGAACTAGCGGCGGTGGTCGCGGAACAGATATCGGCCATGCTGCCCAGCATCGCGATAGCGGTGTGGACCAAGGGCATCACCGACGACTCCGACGGCGGGAAGGCAAACGCGCTGTTGGCGTCCGCGGAACGCAACGCCCGGTCCGCCGCCGACCAGGCCGCCGCCATGCCGGTGCGGGTGTGGACGCAACCCATCACCGACGACACCGACGCCGGGAAGGCCAACGCGCTGTTGGCGAAGGCCGCGGGCTAGTCCCGGCGGGTCCACGGGCCGCACCCGGCGGTCGTGACGCTCTGCCCGGCGGTGAGGACCAGGGTCCGGCCGGTGCCGTCGGTGACGGTCCCGCCGGGGACGCTGACCCGCCAGTAGCAGTCATCGGCGTCCGGGTTGTCCGCGGTGTACGTGCCCGGCGCGACGTCCACGCCCACGGTGACGGTGGCCGCGGCGGGCCCGGTGCCGAACTCCGCCCGCGGGCCCCGCTGGCACCCGGTCAGCAGGACCAGGGCGGCGGCCGCCGGGAAGAGCCGATAACGGATATTATGACAACCCATCACGGACCGTAGTCGAACCGTGACTGATCGTAGCCGCTGAACGGGACGACCTCCGCCCACCCGCCCGGCCGCGGCATCGGGGCCAACGGGTACCGCCGCCGTTGCGTCGCCCACGCCCACGCCACCGCCGCCAATATCGTTACCGCGGCCACTATCGTTACCGCCCTGGTCATCGCGGCGGGTCCGTGAACCCCGGTTCACTGGTGAACAGAGGTTCACTGGGCGGTGGCGGCGGGTCCGGCGGCGGGTCCTGGGAGAACACCCGGCGGGTGGCCAGTCGGTACGCGGTCCGGCACGTCATCCACGGGTTGTGCGGGATGCCGCACACCCGGCACGTCTCGGTCATTCCGGGGAACCTACCGCCTCCGCCTGGGTGCGCCGGTGATCGACCGGCCCGCGGATGGGGGCCCGCGGGTCCTTCCCCGTCGGCGGAGGCCGTAGGAACCCGACCAGCGTATATCCACGGGCATAGGACACCCCGCCGCCGCCGCCCGGGTGGTTCCTAGCCCGCCGGGGCTAGGACCACTCACGGAGTGCACTGGTGTACGTATGCTATTGCCCCACCGGTCGGGTGGTTACGCACGGCGAACGGGTAGACACCGTCCGTAAGCCCCCCTGGGCGGCCGGTTCGCCGTAACGTCCGCCAGGCCATGGGCTGCCGCGTCGTCGGCGCGTCCCGCCGTCGTCGGAGGGCGGCGGGCCCCGCCGCCCCACAAAAGAGAACGACGCTAGAGCGTGTCGCCGGGGAAACACCACCCGGCCGCTCTAGCGTCGCTCTTGGCTGGCTTGGAGTTGCTGCTCCGCCTCGCCCACTGACCGCAGATTCGGGCTGCGGCCCCGCCCAGAGTACGGGCGTCCGGCCGCCAGAGCCGGAGGGACACGACAAGATGTCGAAACGCATACCGCCGGACCGGTGGGCCCAGTTGCCGCCGCGGGTCCGTGAACAGATTCAACTGTCCGCCCGGGCGAACGCCCTGGCCGGTGCGGTCACCGTGACCCGGGCCATGCGCTGTGAGTGCGGTGGCTGGATGCGGCCCGGTGTTGACCACGAGTGCCAGGGGCCGACCGCCGACGCCGAAGGTGGTGGTGCGGCCTGGACCCTCTGAGATACCGGCGCACCGCGACTTAGCTAACCCGTTGCGCCGCAGACCGTCCCGACCTGTCCGCCGCCGGCGGCCGGGCCGTAAGCGTACGCCCATAACTTCAGAGCGCCTGCCCGGTTTGTCCGGTCGCCACCCTGCCTTTAGGTCGGCCGAAGGCCGACGATTCCGCCGCGGAGCGGCGGGTTTACTGCTCTGTGTGGTTGATCTGATAAACCGCTCACCTCGAATACTGACTTAGCAAAGTACCTCACGTAAGTAGCGCGTGACCGAAACTCACGCGGCGTCATCACCGCAGGTCACAGCGTTGTCGGTGCCCGGTGGTACACCTCGGCCCATGCCTCCGCTGTCGCTGTCCGTCCCGGCCGCCCAGTCCGACGTCATCGCCGCGCAGGTGGACCACCGCCCGACGTTCGACGGGGACGACGCCCCGACGGTGCGGGTGTGGATCGGGCCGAACCTGGAACTCGTGCTGGACCTGGACACCGCGGACCGGCTGGCCGACGCCCTGATCGACGCGCTCGCGGTGGACGAGCTGGGTGTGCCGGTGGTCCGCCCCGCGACCAGGGCGGGGTGAGGGTTGGTGTCCCGGTCCCACCGTTCCTACGATGACGCGGTCCGCACCGCCGGGGACTGCATCCACGGGTTAGAGGGCGGGGACATCGTCCGCCCGTGGGTCGGTAGCCCGGCGTGCCCGCTGTGCCGCGGCCGCCACCGGGTGCACTGGCGGTGGCTCCCGGAGGACCCGAAGCCGTTGCCGCCCAACGTGACTCCGTTGGCGTCCGACCGGAAACTGTTCTAGCGGTGTGGACCACGTCGCGTTCTGGGTCGCCCTGTACCGGTGGCTCCGACGACGCTGGACCCGACCCGGCCGGCACGAACGGGGCGACGACGGGCGGCACCGCAAGGACTGACCGGTGACCGCCCGGCCGCGGTGGGGCGGCCGCCGCGCGCAGGCGTTGACCGCGGCGGTGTTGGCCCGGGACTACGACCCGGAACTCGGGTACACCCCGTGCCGATGGTGCGGTGCGGTGGCCACGTCCGGGGACCACTGGCCGTTGGCCCGGATCGAGGGCGGACCGGACACCGTGGACGCCATGGTCGCCTCGTGCCTTCCGTGCAACGTGGCCCGCGGGGTGGCGTTGCGACAGGCCCGCAACACACCGCCCGTACCCTCACGCCGGTGGTGGTGACACGCCGCCGTCACACCGGTGTCCTACCGTGACACCCGTGGAACGGACGGTGACGGTTCCGGTGTGGCTGCTGCTGCTGACCGCGGTGTGCCTCGCCGTGCTGGGCGTGGCGCTGGCGTGGCCGCGGGACCCGGCCCCGGCCCCGGGCATCGACCCGGTGAAGGTGTACGAGGTGTGCCGCCAGTACGCCAGCCTGGACCTGTCCGGGATGGTGGGCATCTGCCGGGACGCCGGGTACCAGGGGTGACCAGCGTGGTGCGGCAGCGGTGGCGTGCGGCCGGGTGGTGGCTGCTCTGGGCGTCGGTGATCGTGGCGTGCCTGACGGTGTGGCTGTTCGCCATCGTCGGCGCGGTGACGGTGTTCGACCCGTGAGTTTTTGACGGGCCCCGGGTCGCCGGGAGGAGACCGTCC